CAATCATATTATGGCCAAAGGGGTGAATTCTGTTTGGCCAAAAGGGTCAAAGTAGAGTGGCTTTTCCAATAACGGAACAGAAATGAATACAACCTTTGAAAAATCGGCTAATAGTACCGATGAATGGTACACACCGAAAGAAATTATAGACGCATTGGGTGAATTTGATTTAGACCCATGTGCCCCAGTAGCCCCCCCTATAAAACGGCAAATGTCATGTACAACAAAAATGACGATGGATTAAAACAGGAATGGAAAGGTCGCGTTTGGTTGAACCCACCTTATTCCCGTCCTCTTATAGAATGTTTCGTTAAACGGATGGCAGAACATGGAAACGGCATTGCTTTACTTTTCAATCGTTGCGATTCAAAGATGTTTCAGGATGTGATATTCGAGAAGGCAACGGCAATGAAATTCTTGCGTAACCGAATCAGATTCTTCCGTCCAGACGGAACTCGTGGAGATTCTCCCGGCTGTGGTAGTATTCTCATCGCTTTTGGTGAGGATAATGCGGAGGTAATAAAAACTTGTGATATTGCAGGTAAGTACGTTAGAATAAATTAGAGCAAAACTGAACAAATATGAGCAAACTATATAAAGTAACTATTTTCGGGGAATCATTCCTAATCGGGTGGTTCCCTTTCTCTTCACGCTGGTATAACAAGCTAAAGATAATCAAATGATAGTACGTCATTTTATAAGAGTTCCGGTTGGAAGTACTGTCTATTGCGACAATCAGCCGGTTAAAATACTGGAGAAAGGATATGCCCTTGCTCTATGTGATGTTAATGGGAAACGGGTATATATCACCTGCTATGATTTGGAAAAGAAACCATTCGTCAGCACGAATGGGGAAGAATGAAAAAGAGCCAACCCACGCACGACCATGAATCAGCTCTTCCTTACACGATTATGATGCAAATATACTATTTACTTTTAAAATAATCGTGTTATGGAACTGGATTTTAACAAAATAATTCGTCTTAAAAAGATTCGTATCGAGAAATCAGAACTTTCAGAAGAAGAAAACGCCTTGACCACCCCAATTTTGAAAGACAAAAGCCTTATCCATGAAATCTACAAAATATTCGTTGAGTTGCTGAATGAGAGAGGATGTCCACCGAATATTGACAGTGTTACCCAGCGGAAGAAGTTCATTTTCATTATCCTGTACCTGTTTTCTCCAAGTTCGCTTGCCGGTGGGAAAATGACAGCTGGGTTACGCGAAGAGATGTCAAGGGTACTTGGGGTTCAGTCCAAGAGTACAATTTCCGACAACTGCACTGATGTCGTGTTTTTGTATCAGAATTATGGGGATTTTAGTGGGGATATAGAGTATCTTTACACCGAAATCGTAAATCGGTTAAAGATCAAAGGGCTAATAAATTAACGAGCTGGGGCTTAGCGCTCCGGCTTACTTAGAAAATACAACTTTGACATCTGTATTTGTATTAGAAATTACGGTGCACTTGGTAAATCCTAATTTTTGTACCCATTTCCCTGTTGGGGTGTTAAATGCACTTTGAGATTCGCTCATCCCATTACTTATATTTTCTTTAAAAATACGTAAATTAGTAGACATTCCGTCTTGGCAGTATGAAAATTCCTCATCTTTATGCCAAGAACCGACTATATTAGAAATCTTATTTTGTTTTTTAAGTTCATCATAAACCTTTCTAAATGCTTTGTGACCAATGCCTTTATTCTGATATTTTTCGTTGATGTGTATAACGAATATTAAATCTTCTTTAGCAATGTACCCTTCAGCAGTACCTATTTCTTTTTTGTCATCTGTTGAAAGTATATATGATATATTTGATTTGCCTGAACTGATTTCAGTAAATAGTATATTCATGTCTCTTCTCCTTTCTCTATTTTAATTTTCTTCCCGCAGTGAGGACAAACAACAGTGTTTTCTTCCTTATCTTCATTCAGCAAGTCAGTTATTCCTACACCTAATGTTTTTGCAATTTCTCCTAACTTCCCAATGGTAGGGTTGCCGGACACGGCGGCATACAGGGCTTGATATGTCACTCCCATTCTTTTAGCAAGGTCTTGCATGGTAATACCCTGCTGTTTGCAGATTTCTTGTACTCTTAGCATGATATTCAAATTATAATTTGATGCAAAGATAGGAATAGTTTTCAAATTATACATAGAATGCACAAGAATAGTATCAAAAAATAATTTGAAAATTTTTCTATCAAAATTTGGTTTATTCAAAATAAAGATTGATATTTGCACCATAATAATCAAGGCATAATTTGAATAACAATTAAAACATAGAAGATATGAAAGCAACAGATATTAAAATGTACATCAGTACATTGTCTATTATCAAAAAAGGTCAAGAAATTGAATGTGGTGACTTTTTAGGTGGTAGAAAGGTAAATGCCAGTCAAGAAGATGCCTTGAATAGCATGAAAAATGCTGTATATATGTATTTGTTTGCATCTATCATGAAGAAGGATAAAGGTTACAAAACAATGGCATTCACAATAACCGCTTGCAATTCTGCTATTTATGATAACAGCATGAAGACAGAGGTTGTATGTAAGGTTGGTTATAAAGAAATGATACAGCTTATCAAAGATGGGTATAGAAGTCCACTATTTGATACTCGCAAGCTGAAATCATTGGTAGATATGAGACTTAAAGAGCTAAAGATAGCATAATAACCAGCAGGGCGAAAGCCCTGCGCAATATAGAAGAATATGAAAGAAAATATATTTTTAAAAGCAGTTATAGAAAAACCGTTATTGAATAATGAACCAGAAGTTTTACACCTTTTCGTTCAAATTATCAATGAAATAACTTCTTGTATGTCAGAAGACGAGTTAAGAGGCTGTATGAGCTCTTTAATAGTAAGATACCCTTATTTTAAACTGTTTTTCGATTATGGTTTCGGACATAATCATATGTGGGTGAAAGCATCAGGTTCTTTAGAAAGATTGATATTGGTTGAGTTCTAATCCGGTAGCCTTATGGCTACCACAATATACACGATTATGAAAGCAGATTTAGTTTTAGTTATCAGCCCTGAAGCCCCACTGATGAAGCAACTGGGCAAGGTATTGGGTAAGATGGTAACCCCTTATGACTTCTCTACTATAGAGAGGGGTGAAAAGTACATCACCATACAGCATGATGAAACTGGGCTTGTAGTGGCTTATACGAGTGAAGAAAGATTGAATGTGAAAATGAATTAAGAATGTATTAGAATCTTTGAAAGAAAGTGTCAAGAGTGGTAAAATCACAATCAGAGAGGCAGCTATAAAACTGCATAAAGCAGGGTGGACGAGTTTTGTAGACGTGGATAAAACGAAACAATTACTTGAATTATGAACTCAATAAATGTAAACGGTTGCAGCGTATGTCAACCCGGTAAAGAAAATTACACCACCTACAACACCAGGTTGAGAGGTAAAAGAGTGAGAATGTACCAGTACGATTACCGTACTGAAAGTGGTGAACTCTTTGCTTGTTGTGCGCCTACCTTAGAGGCGTGTAGAGAAAGACGGGATAAATGGCTTAGTTCACGACAATAAGCCGATTGTCGTGTATAACGATTGAAGATATTTCGTTATCTTTGGTTGTGGTAGTACCTTTGGGGTACTATCGCGGGGTGTAGCAGTGGTAGCTTTTCACTTTGACTTGGTGAAGGTCGGTTGTTCGATTCAGCCCCCCGCAACTATTGAGTATTAATTAAAAAAATGACACGATTATGAACATTCTTACATTAAGCATCAAACAGAAGTATTTCGATGAAATCTTGGCAGGCAAGAAAACCCACGAATACCGTGAAATCAGACCAACTAACGCTAAGAAGTATATCACTTACCTATGTGGCGGTAAAGAATATCCGGCTGATGCAGAACTGCCTGAAGAAGGTGAGGTAGAATTGAAGCCTATCAAGTACGATGCAATCAAGCTTCTGACAGGTGCATATACAGGTAAACGTCCTTATATTATCGTTGAAGTGAAAGCAGCAGAAGCTGTTATTCTCACAGATGAAAACGGTAATGATATTGTTTACGAACATCAAGGCGAAGAATATCTTGCTGCACAAATGAATTATACTTTGGGCAAGATATTAGAAAAACATATAGATTGATTTGTTTAATTTTTAAAATTAGAAAGCAGAGTCGCAAGAAGAATTAACAGAGTAGCCGGGCCTCGCAGAAATATGAATGGTGCAGGGGCAGGTGGTAGATTGGTTGCCAATCGTAGAGGTACAGCAAGTGCCACACAGTTAGGATCACGCAGACAACGTTATGCTGATTTACGTGTGTCATTGGGTATGTCTGGAGGTTAACCATGAACAAGGTAGAACAAGCGAACCGGTATATAGACCTCATTCGGGTAAAATCGAATGAGGCTTTACTGTTTTTATCACTTGGTAAAGATTCGCTTGTTCTGCTTGATTTAATCTATCCGAAGTTTGACCGGATTGTTTGCGTGTTCATGTACTTTGTCAAGAATTTGGAACATATTAACCGTTGGATAAACTGGACTAAAGCCAAATATCCGAAAATAGAGTTTGTTCAAGTACCACATTGGAATCTCACTTATATTCTCCGTGGCGGTATGTATTGTGTGCCAAATCCGAAAGTAAAGCTGTTGAAGTTGGCAGATGTGGTAAAGGCTATGCAACTTACTCATGGAGTTTATTATACATTCTTGGGCATGAAAAAAGCTGATGGTATGAATCGTAGACTTATGTTGAAAGGGTATGAGGTAAACGGTTACGAGAATAACGGTATGGTTTATCCTTTGGCTGATTGGACACAAAAGGATATTCTTGCTTATATGAGGCAGCACAATTTACCCGAACCAGTTCGATATTCATTGAAAGCCAGTTCGGGTGTCGGTTTCAATCTTGACTGTATGCTTTGGATGGAGAAGAATTACCCACAGGACTTACAGAGAATTTACGAAGTTTTCCCGATGGCTGAAAGAGTGCTTTGGGAGTATCATAATCAACAAAATTAATAAGGAGGATTGCTGAGTCAGAAAAAGAAAGACAAGAGAACAGATATATGCTCAGGCAGAAAGATTGAGCGAAGCTAATTGGAGAAGAAAAAATACATGGAGTAGCAGTGCTGCAAGCAGGCGTGCAAAACAATCTCGTGATAATCTTATAGCAAGAGCCGAAAGGAATACTCTTCGGCAGAGAGGTTTCGGTCTAAGTAATGGCTAATATGGAATTATCAAAATACATAAAGAGTGAATCGGTGGAACTTAACCGCTCTGCCATTCACTTTGCAGACTATAATCCCCGGAAACTTTCCGATGAATCACGTAAGACACTGAAACGTGGCATCAAGAAATTCGGATTGGTAGGTGGAATAGTTGTGAATAAGCGTACCGGGCTTACCGTAGTCAGTGGACATCAGCGTTTGTCTGTCATGGACGAATTGCAGAAGTTTCCCGACAATGACTACCGCATTCGTGTTGATGTGATTGACGTGGACGAGCAGCAGGAAAAAGAGTTGAATATTCTAATGAACAATCCCAACGCACAAGGTACATGGGATTTTGACGCTCTCGCTCGTATTGTTCCTGATATAGACTGGAAAGATGCAGGACTGACCGATGCTGACCTAAACATGATTGGTGTCGACTATCTTTTGCAGACCGAAGAGGAAAACTCTATTGCGGATGCTTTGTCTGATATGATGGTCCCAGTTTCCGAACAGAAAGAAGCCGATAAAGCCGCCAAACAGTTGGAACGTGCTGAAAAGGTAGCCCACATGAAAGAGGTCAAGCATCAGGTGAAAGAAAACGCACAGAAGCAAGCTGAGAACATGGATGCCTATGTGATGTTGTCCTTCGATACCTATGAAGCTAAAGCCGCTTTCTGCGAAAGGTTCGGGTATGAACCAGATATGAAGTTTATAAAGGGAGAAGTTTTTGATGAACAAGTAGAAAGAATAGATTAATTATTGGGAGGAAAGCTGAGTTAGAAAGAAAACATATAGCCAGTTATATCAGCAGTCCAGACGAATAATGTACAACGCTGGAAGACAATACGGGTTAGGTTCTGCAAGACAAAGAAACATAAGGGATAGAACGAAATCCATAATGGGAAGATATGCTGAGAAAATAGATAGCTATTTCTCAAAAAGAGGAGTTGATGTCTATGGAAACAAGCCAATTTCTCGCCGTGTCTATATGGGTAACAATAACGGTTAAAATTATGAGCAATAGTGAATCTCAAAATAGAAAAGGTAAAGGAGGAAGAAAGCCTAAGTTTGATTATACAAGCGAGGAATTTCTTTCTCTCGTGGAATCGTATGCCAAAAAGGGATTCACTGACAAGGAAATTGCTTATGCCATAGGGATTTTGCCTCAAACATTCTGCGAAAAGAAAAGTGAGTACACCGAAATATCCGAAGTCTTAGCGCGTGGGCGCGCGACAATCAATGCCACTGTAAGGGCTAAATTCCTTGCAATGGCTCTCGGTGGCATAAAAACCAAAAGCACCGTGGTAAGAAAGCTCCGTGATTCAGAGGGAAATTTGACAGGTGAGGACGAATTACAAGTTAGCGAAAGCGAGTTGGCTCCTAATTTGCAAGCAATGTCCGTTTGGCTGTACCACCATGATGAAGATTGGAGAAAGATTGAGCGCAAACAAGATGAAGACGCTGATATTCCAACAGACATAGAGCATGGCATCAACATTGATTCCTGGATTAAAGACAAGCTAAAATGATAGTACCCCAAGAAATTTACCATCCATTATATGAGGATAAGGAAAAATTTATAATTCTTATCACCGGTGGGCGTGGTAGCGGAAAGTCTTTCAATGCTTCTACTTTTATTGAGCGGTTGACTTTTGAAATGACTCCCGTAGAGAAAATAGTTCATCAGATTCTTTACACCCGTTACACGATGGTTTCTGCCGGTATGTCTATCATCCCCGAAATGATGGAGAAGATAGATTTGGACGGTACCACGAAATATTTCAAGACCACAAAGACGGACATAGTCAATAAGATGACTAAGAGCCGTATCATGTTCCGGGGTATCAAGACTTCTTCCGGAAACCAGACAGCAAAACTGAAATCCATTCAAGGCATTACGACTTTTGTCTGCGATGAAGCGGAAGAGTGGATAAGCGAAGATGAGTTCGACAAGATAATGCTCTCCATTCGCAAGAAGGGTATTCAGAACCGGATTATCATTATAATGAACCCATGCGATTCCAATCACTTCATCTACAAGAAATACATTGAGAAAACTCACAAGCTGGTAGAGATTGACGGTGTGCAGGTTCAGATTTCCACTCATCCGAATGTGCTCCACATTCATACGACTTACTTTGATAATTTGGAGAATCTTTCACCGGAGTTTCTAAAAGAGGTAGAGGATATAAAGGTGAGTAATCCTGAAAAGTATGCTCATGTGGTTATCGGCCGGTGGGCTGACGTTGCAGAAGGTGCTGTGTTCAAGAAGTGGGGAATTGTTGACGAGTTCCCGGCTTGGGCAAAGAAAATTGCTTTCGGGCAAGACTTCGGTTATACGCATGACCCGTCTGCTTCCATTCGTTGTGGTATCGTTGATAACGCCCTTTACTTGGATGAAGTGGATTACCGTACTGGATTGCTTTCTTCTGACATCATCAAGACTCTTCGCCCGTGGGGATTGAAAGTCATAGCTGACAGTGCTGACCCTCGATTGATTCAAGAGATACACAACGGAGGAATCAAGATATATGCCGTAGAGAAAGGTGCAGGCTCTATCAATGCCGGAATTGACAAAATGAAAGATATGGAGATTTATATAACCAAACGCTCGTACAACTTGCAAAGCGAGTTCAGAAAGTATGTTTGGGCAAAGGATAAGGACGGGAACTATATCAACGAACCGGAAGACCATGACAATCACGGAATAGATGCTGTACGTTACTATGTATTGGGTGAGCTTCTTGGCAAGATTCAGAAGCCGAAAGATTTAACAGGAATATTCACACATTAAAAATATAAACTATGCCATTGAATTTAGAAGAAATATTAGCATTGCCTGACATCGGGCAGAAGATAAACTACCTGAAGAAAGGTAGGAAGACTGAACTTCCCGACCGTTGCAAACTTTGGGATGATTGGAATCCGGAACGACATGAAATCATGGTTGACAAAAAGAAGTATCCGGACAGAAAAGTACTTGATAAGGAATCCGAAAAAGTTTTCGATGAAAAAACTGGTAAGACTTATGAAATCGAAGCAAAGTATAAGACTGAACCGGTGAACCGTATTTCTATTCCATTGGAACAAGATATAGTGAACATTCAAACTGCTTTCACGGTCGGCACAGAACCGTCTATGGATTGCATTCCGACTGATGATGATGAAAAGAAGCTGCTGGATGCGGTAAAGGCTGTATTTAAATCCAACAAAATCAAATACCAAAACAAGAAGATTGTCCGTGCCTGGCTCTCCGAACAAGAAGCGGCAGAATATTGGTATGTTACCGATGATGATTCGTTTTGGGCAAAGTTTTGGAAGAAAGTTAAGACTACGTTCGGTGGCAAGGTCAAGCCCACCAAGAAACTGAAAAGCGTGTTATGGTCTCCATTCAGAGGTGATAAGCTATACCCGTTCTTTAACGACGAAGGTAAAATGATTGCTTTCTCACGTGAGTATAAAAAGAAGCTCATGGATGATTCGGAGGTCACCTGCTTTATGACTATCACGGACAAAATGGTTTATCAATGGGATTTGTCTAAAGGGTATGAAGAAAGAACTCCTTTTACTCATGGATTCCCAAAACTACCGGTTCTCTATGCTTATCGTCCTGAACCTTATTGCAAGAAGATAAAGACTTTTCGGGTCCGGTTGGAGAAACTATTATCCAATTATGCTGATTGTATAGACTACCATTTCTTCCCACTATTGAAGCTAATTGGTGATGTAGAGGGTTTCATGGGTAAGGTTAAGGATAGAATGGTCAAACTTACAGGTGAAGGTGCGGATGCCCAGTATCTGACGTGGAACCAAGTTCCGGATACGGTACGTTTTGAAGCAGAAACACTCACTAATATGGCTTATGATATGTCAAACACTCCAAGAATATCCTTTGAGACGTTGAAGGGGGTAGGCAAAGCATCAGGAACCGCTTTCCGCTTTATGTTCATGGGTGCACATATGGCGGTAGAAAATCACGGTGAGGTTATCGGTGAGTTCTTGCAGCGGAGAGTAAATTTCATTGTTTCCGCTTTAGGCTCTATCAATCCAACCGAGTTTAGCAAGGCATCGCAGACCATTGACATAGAAACAGAACTGGTTCCATATATGATTGATGATTTGAATGATAAGGTGACCACTGCCGTTTCCGCTGTCAGTGGTGGCATCTGGTCAACGCGTGAGGGAATCATGTTTGCCGGAAATGCTGATAGGGTAGAAGAGGAACTTGCAGAAATCAAAGAGGAACAAGCAGCAAAGAATGAGCAAATCGGAGATAAGGGAAAGAAAAACGCCTCTTAGTTAGAAAAATTACGGGACTTATAGTTTTAGTATAAGAAAAATAGTTAGCGGTGGCTTCAAAGAGTTGCCGCTATTTTTTTTGCTCTTTTAAATTATAAATATTAGAATATAATTTTGAATTATAGAATTATATATGTATTTTTGTCACACGATAATTGAGTAACCAATGAGAATATTTACCGAACAAGCATTAAAAGAATATGCAGAGAACCATCCCGATTCAAAGGTCGCTTTGCAAGAATGGACTACCATTGTGAAAAGAAGCAAGTGGACCTGTTTTGCCGATATTAAGAAAACGTTTAATAGCGTTGATAGTGTAGGTAATCAACACTATGTTTTCAATATCAAAGGCAATAACTATCGTTTGGTAGTAGTGATTAAATTCACTATTCAGTTTGTGTATATTCGCTTTATTGGTACTCATAAAGAATATGATAAAATAGATTGCGCTAATATTTAGGATTATGACAAAGATAGAAAATCAAGCCCAATATGAATGGGCGGTGAAAAGAGTAGAGGAACTTCTTCCATTAGTGAAAGATGATACTCCTTTGAATGACCCAAATAGCATAGAATTGGAGCTTCTTTCTAATTTGGTTGCTGATTATTCCGAAGAACATTTTGCATTGGGAGAACCAACACTTGTGGATGTTCTTAAACTTCGTATGTACGAAATGGGGCTTAATCAAAAATCACTTGCAAAGTTGGTTGGTGTCAGCCCATCACGATTAAGTGATTATATATCTGGTAAATGTGAACCAACCTTGAAAGTTGCTCGTGAGATAAGCCGGAAGCTAAATATTGATGCAAATATAGTGTTGGGAGTATAAGTATAAGTTTTTGTCGTGATATATTTTAGGCGTGATTCATTCGGTTTCACGCCTTTTTTTATACCATTTTACGACAATCGTTTTATTGTCGTGTATCACCTATCTGATTATTTCTCACCCTCTTTATAAATAGCGAAATTTACCGTAGAAATTTATAAATCAAATTCATACGGTATGACAATCTTAGAACAAATCTTAGCAGGGCTACAACAGAAATTCGCTGGGGTGGACACTGCTATCTTAACCCGAATCGCTACTAAAAAGGCAGAGGGTGTAACGGACGAGACAAAGGTAAACTCTATTATTGAGGGTATCAGCTTTTCGGACGTGCTTAATTCCTATGGTGATTTCCGTGCCGGGGATGCTTCAAAAACGGCAGTGACTAACTACGAGAAGAGGCATAACCTTAAAGACGGTAAGCCAATCGAGACTACCACAACCACCAAAACGGAAGAGAATAAAGACGATGTGCCTGCATGGGCGCAAGCTTTAATTGACTCCAACAAGAACCTTTCTGATAAGCTAACGCAGTTTGAAGCAGAAAAGGCTCAAGCAACACGTAGCCAGCAGATTTTGGCAAAGGCAAAGGAGTATGGTATTCCCGAAAACTACGCCAAACGATGCGCCATTAAGGACGATGAGGACTTGGACGCATACTTCAAGGACTTGAAGCAGGAGTTTGCGAATGACGGCTTTAAGGGTGTAGTTCCTCCAGATACAGCAAAAAAAGAACTGGAGAATGAGACTCAGGCGTTTGCGAAAATGATTGCAGACGACACTAAAGAAATTGTAGAACAACAAAAACAGTGATTTTATGGCAGCAGGATTTAAGTATAATCTTGAACCGGAAGTTGAGCAGGAAGAACGCTACGACGTAGAAACCGGACGCAGACGCAGAGGTCCGTACAAGTTGGACACAACCAACCTCGTTGTCGGCTCGTACTTGCCCTCATTCACACCGATTGCAGCTGACTTGGTGAAGAAAACATCCCAAGTGGCTATCCGTGTGGAAGTATATGAGAAGTTTACAACAGGCTCCAATACCACATTGAAAATCAAGAAACGTTCTTTGGCTTACAAAGGTATGCACTTGGGTAACGGTGCGCATGGAGCGACAATCAACGCTATTGACAAGGCTGACAAAGCTTTTGATAAGCTGACGTTAGCGGCAGACTTTGGAGAAAATCTAGAAGCTGGAACAGTTCTTTACGAAGCGACAGCCGCAGACGGTACAACGCCCAAAGTTATCGCAAATTCAGCTCTGTATGAAAGGAAGCAGGTAGAGGATGGCATAGTATTGGTTTCCCTTTTGATGCGTGCGTTTGAAATCGAACCGACCAAGCTGGTAATGCCTTTCGCAGATATTGACAAGGCGAATATGCCGCACTTCCAGTTTAACGCTTTGGATGTCAAACAAGAAAAAGAAGCCGTATCTATTCCTAAGGCTTCTTCTAGTCAGGACGGTTTGATGAGTAAGGAAGATAAAGTCAAATTGGATGGGGTTGCAGCACAAGCTAACAAGTATACTTTAACAGCAGCTACGACTTCTGCTCTTGGAAGTGTAAAGCAGGCAGCCAAAGTGAATGATGCATCTGGTACGGTGTCGGTAGAAAACTTTAACGGATTATTGACAGCGTTGAAAAACGCAGGTATAATGGCAAAATAAAGAAAGGAGGACTAATATATGATGCTAACTATTCATACATTGTTTAATGACCCGAACATTGTAAATGCAGTGATTCAGCGTGTCCTCAAGACAAGAAAGGACACAATTTATTGGCAGCAGTATTTGGGCTTCCGTAGGACTACTACTCGTGTATTTAAAGACTACATCGGTCAGGTTACTGGCGTGATGGCTGGTTCCATCAACTCCCGTTATGGCGAAAAGCCTATCCGTGAACGCAGGAATATCGGTTCCGGATATGGTGAGATTGCCTATTTGGGTGACCGCTATCAAATCTCAATCGACCGTTTGTCTGACTTGCAGGACTTGATAGATAAGTATAATGCCGCCAAACCGGAAGACCAGAAAGCAGCCATGCGTGACATCGTGGACTTCATCTATGACGATTACCGTCAGGTATTGCTGGCACCGCACAAGCGTATGGACATTATCGTAGGCTCTCTGTTGATGACTGGAGCAGCAAGCGTGAAGAACAAGGACGACAATGCCGGAGGAATTGACTTATTGAACATCGACTTGCCGTTTAAGTTTATCAAGCCGGACACAGAGGATAAAGACTATTTCGTCACTTACTTGCAGCAGAAACTGAATGAGCTGAAATCTATTTACGGCACATTCCCCAAGATGATTATGAGCCGTGGCACATTCATCAAGAATATTATCGGTTCAAGTGAATTTGGAGATAAGTTCAAAATGCAGCTTACAGGCAATGAAATGTATATGTCTACCGGGCTTATCACCTCGCAACTGGCTTCTACCATTTTTACAGGTATCGGACTTCCGGCTATTGAAATCAAGGAAGATTATGTGGTAGACCAAACAGGTAAGAATATCCCCATTTATGCAGATGGTCGTATTTCCCTGCTTCCGCAGGATAAAATCGGTTATATGCGCTTCCACACTCCTTATGAAGCTGTGGATGGTGTACCGGGACGTAATTACACTCAGGCAGATGGCGATATGCTGATTTCAGGTTACAAGGACGGCAATGGTCGCTATCTGGAATACACAGCCGAATGGATTCCGCAGATTGCGAACCCGAACCTGATTGTGAACTTCGATTTGAGTGAGATGAACGCATGACAGTAAACGATTATATATTACAGAAGTTTCAGACCTTCAGCGTTAACTTGTCGGAGGCTGACCTTTTCGATATATGTCTGAACGCAAAGATAAGCGGAGGGGGTGAGATGAACGAGGATTGCCAAACACGGGTGTCGGTGGCAATTGCGAAGTTCATCCCCTCTCTATTGCTTCGTGCCACTTCCATCAGCGAAAGCGGTTTTTCTATGTCTTGGAACATTAAAGGCATTAAGGATTACTATTCATTTCTGTGTAAACAGTACGGTTTGAAAGACGAACTGGGTAACAAACCTAAAGTGACTTTCTTATGATATTCGCTCCACACATATTGCAGGTAAAAGTTATCACCTCGATGGATAAGGACGAGTTCGGCAGACCTATTCCCGGTACCGGTGGTGAATACTGGCAGGAGGTATGCAAGTGCCGTTGTGATGATAACACTACCAAAGAGTTTTCATCTGATAACGGCTCTGTGTATCGTCCGAATTATCATGTGGTGTGCGAGAAAAGAATTACTGTCAAGACTGGCGATGAAGTACGTTGCATGGATGGTGATGGCGTAAGAGGTCAAGGCGAAGTCTACACGGTAAAGAGTACAAACTACTTTAACTACTCGGAATTATGGATGTAGATTTCGATTTCTCAGATGTCGACTCCTTTTTCGATGAAGGAGAATGGGAGGTCGAAAAGAAGATGATTGATGTAGGCGATGAAGCCGTGAAGTACGCGGAGGAACATGGCGATTATCAAGACCACACACTCACTTTGAGAATATCCAATGATTACGATGTCGATAAAGACGGTTTGACGCTGAAAAACGAAGCGGAATACGCTTCATTCGTGGAATCTAAGGGATATGATGTTTTGAGTAGTGCTGCTTTATATGCGGAGAAACGATTAAAAGAAGAATTTGAAAAATGAAAAAGTACATTGGAACAAAACAGATTGAAGCAGAACCTATGACATTGGGTGAAGCTTGCAGTAAAGGCTTGGTAAAAAGTGAAATAGAAGAGAATGAGTCTTATAAACTAGGATATCACACTCGTACTGAATATGGCTATGAAAGTTGGTCACCCAAAAAACTGTTTGAAGAATCATATCGAGAAGTCAAGGAAGAAACTCCTATCTGTTTCGGTGATGCTATAGACGTTTTGAAACAAGGTGGCGCTATCCGTAGAAAGGGCTGGAACGGGAAAGGATTAATGGTATTCAAACAGGTTCCAGCTCATATAGAGAGTGATGTTATTCCAAAGATGCAATCTCTTCCGCAATCAGCAAAAGACCTTATTCTGAAAGGCAAAGGTTTCATTGACTATACGAGTCAATGCCTTATTTACAACGAGAACACCGGGCGTGCTGATTCATGGATTCCGTCTATCAGTGATGTGTTTGCCGAAGATTGGGAGATTGTGAAATGATAGTAACCACCGACATAGGAAACATTCTCTACCGGGACTGCAAGGCTTTCGGAATAAGCATAGTACCCAACGGGGAAACGCTGACGGGTGAATTGACCTCTGAAAGAATCGTTATCCACACGAAGAAACAACAGCCGGGAAAGTATTGGAAGAAGTCTTTCGCAGAAGTGAATCTATGTGTACCCAATTTAAGCGAGGATGAAGCGAACACAATCCGGCTTAACGAACTTGAAAGAAAGGCTGGCAAGCTGCTTGATGATGTAGTAAGCACCTATGACGGTACAACCTATCGTTACTCTATCGAATCAATTGGCACGGAAGCGGATACAGCTTTGAAATGCCATTACGTGAATGTGAGAATTTTATTTGAAGTAATAAATGTAAAACTATAAGATTATGATTTCAGCAGTAGGAATAAAAAGAATCTTGTTTGCCGATATTGATAAGGTAACGGCAGACATTACCCCCGAAATCGCAAAGACTTTGATTCAAGCCGCTATCAAAGCGAAAGATGAGGTTTTGAATGTACACGGGGAAACGTGGCAGATTGAGGAAACGGAAGCCTCTGTCACCGGGTACAAGAACCAATTAACGGGAAAGAATTACCGTTACGATGATGTGCCGGGAGAAGTATCGCCCGCTTTCTCTATCGGACAATATGACTGGAAGACCAAGAAAGCGTTCATGGGTGGCGATGTTATTCAGGCAACATCTAAAGATGTAGGTTGGAAGCGTGCTTTGGATAAAGTTATTATCAACAAAGCATTGTTCTGTCTGACCGATGATGATGTCTGGTTCATCTTCCCAAAATGCCGTATTGTTTCCCGTGAAGCCAATACGGATAAGGCAATTGCAATCGCTGTAAAAGGCTTGGTGCAGGAACCGGGAATCGAAGGTGTTTCTTCTGAGTATAACTATGAAGAGGGGCAGATTAAAGCTTTGCAGGCATGAACTACAGTAACCATTGTACCTACTCCTTCCGATGCGACCGTAAAGCTGGACGGTGCAACGGTCAAGTCAAAGCAGGTGAATGCTGGGGCTACCGTTCACTATGAAGTGTCGAAAGTGGGGTACGTCACTCAGTCAGGAGATATTAAAACCACTCCTTCTGAAGTTGATACCACTCTTAAAAAAGAGATAACATTGGTAAAAGCACAAGAGTGATAACCGGGGGATGGATATATACCATTCCCCCTTTTAGTTTAAGAATATGAATCAAGCAGCAAAAACGGTTTCTGATGCTTTGTTAGGGCTGGATTTCATGAATGTGGAGATAGGAGGGATGGTTTATACCATTAAACCTCCTACAATTAAAATTATCTGTCGTGCCATTCATCATTTTTCCAATATCGGCATGACTGGAGATAATGTCATGGAAGCTATTAAAGAGCTTCCTGAAGCTACTGAAGATATGCTGAAAGGTATTTCATGCTTCATCTGCGGGAATGATAGTTTGGTCAAAGAATTGGAGAACGGCACTTTTGAAGAAGTCAAAGATGCCTTGGAAGTCTGTTTCTCTATGATGGATATTTCGGCTTTTCAGTGTGTCAGCTCGATGAGGAACGTGTCGATGCTGGCAGCAAGACCGAAACAGTAGGAAACACAACGTTCTTCGGGCAGATAGCCCATTTGATTGACACGCTGCATCTGAGTTATACAGAAGTGTTTGAGATTATCCCTTATCGGAATCTGCTGATGATGCAACGGGATAAATTACGCGCAGTATATGGTGGTCAGAAGGTGAATAGAATCAGTGGTAAGGAATTGGCTAATCGTAGGAAAAAGAAATAGATATGGCGAAATTATATTTTAAGGTAGGTAGTGACTGGGAAGAAGTTGTAAGACTTCGTAATGAAATTGCAAAATTAAAGCAGGAGTTAATGAGCATGGATGGCACGCAGACTCCTGCTGCTTTCAAGGCTTTGAATGCCCAACTTGCTGCATCCAACCAAAGATTGGATGAGTTGGTGACTAATGCAGCCAAAGCTGGAGCGGAGATGGAAACGGGATTCAAAAGGAAAATCTTCGATGCTTCTCAGGTCGTGAATGGATTGTCGGAAAAAATAACATTTCAACGTGGAACTATCCAACAATTGAAAAATGAATTGTCCGGTCTTAAAGACAAGTATCGTGAAGCATTAAAACAGGATGGTGATACTTCTTCCTTAGAAGCTAAAATAAGGTCTACAAATGAAAAATTGAAAGAGCAAAAAAGTTCTTTATTTAACCTTACCCAGGAACAGGCTAACGCCCGCTTGTCAGTAAAGAAGCTCCGCGATGAATATGCTTTGTATCGGCAAGATGGTGAAAAAAATGTAGATGTAACTAAGCAGGTGGAACAAGCCATGTCTAATATGGGTAAGAAACTGCTGGGAGGTTATTCAATCAAAGAATTCTTGTCAAGTATGATTCGTGTTCGTGGCGAATTTCAATCCATGCAGACCGCTATTGAGACTATGGTTGGAAAGGATATGGCAGGGCAACTGATTCCGCAAATCAAGGAGCTGGCTAAGATTTCTCCACTTACTATGTCAGATATGGTTGGAGCAGAAAAGATGATGCTTGGATTTAACATACAAGCAGAAGACACTGGAAAAGCCACTCTACTTTGACCCTTTTGGC